AAGAAGACATGATCAGCCTATTTCAAAATAACCGATACAGCATAGTAGGTACTGGTCGCCAACAGGGTAAGACAACGACTGCCGCAGCTTATATTTTATGGTTTGCTACTTTCCATTCATCAAAACAAGTCGCTGTATTAGCTAACAAGTCAGATCAAGCACAAGAAATCGTTGAAAGGATTCAGATGTCATATGAATATCTTCCGGTTTTTCTTAAACAGGGTGTAACAACATACAACAAACGATCAATGACATTTACAAACCACTCAAAAATATTTTCTGGTGCTTCTACTAAATCATCAATTCGTGGTAAAAGTATTTCTTTAGTATATTGGGACGAGGCCGCACACACAGATAACGATATAGAATTTTACGAATCTGTATTTCCTACAATATCTAGTGGTAAAGATTCAAAGGTTATAATGACATCCACACCAAATGGTGCTAGAGGCTTGTTCTATAAAATTTGGACTGAGTATGAAACCAATGGATATACAAGACTTAAAGTAACATGGGATATGATAACATCTCGTGACGAAGAATGGAAGAGAGAAATGATCGCAGCTACAAGCTACGAACAATTTCTACAAGAACATTGCGTGGTCTTTCGTGGTAGTCAAAAATCTTTGTTAAATGCTGCAACACTTGAAAAATTGGTACATAGAGAACCAGATGAAATAAAAAATGACGTAAAAATATATCATGATGTTGAAGACAATCATATTTATGCAACAATAGTAGATGTTAGTAGAGGATTAGGCCAAGATTTTAGCGCATTTATTGTTTTTGATGTAACAGAAATGCCTTACAGAGTAGTAGCGACATATAGAAATAACAAAATATCACCAGTTCTATATCCTAGCGTTATATTTTCTACGGCTACTCATTACAACAATGCCATGGTTTTAGTTGAGATAAACGATATCGGTGAACAAGTAGCTTCTATTCTATACAACGAATATGAATATGAAGAACTACTAATGACAAAATCTGATAAGAGCAGACAGATAATTTGGTATGGGAATGATTGTAAGCTTGGTGTTAGAACAACTACTGCGGTTAAGTCTGTTGGTTGCTCTAACATTAAAACTCAGATTGAATTGAATGATAAGACGGTCATTGATGAATTTGGTACGTTTGTTCCTAAAGGAAAAAGCTACGAAGCTGATTCTGGGGCCAATGATGATTTTGCTATGTGTTGTGTTCTCTTTGCATGGGCAACAACACAACAATACTTTAAAGATATGACAGATATCAACACTCGTGTTGAACTTTTGAAAGATAAAGAAAACAACGAACAACTAACCCCGTTTGGATTTATTGAGCGTGATTTTGATCCATCTGATGGGCAAGGTGAAGACGTTACACAAAATCCATTCGGTATAAAGCAAGGGGAAGTTGACAGAAATGATGCATTTTTTGACGGGTTTTAATTTAAGCCGGTCAAATCATAAATAGAATCAGACACAATAAAACAAACCAATTATGAGGTTTTCAAAAAACTATGACTTCTCCAAGTGTAATTTCAAAAGAAAAAGATTTAACCTTTACTATCCAGAGCATTACAACTAATGCTACTGGTTATGTAGGTATGTTTCGTTGGGGGCCAGCTAACGAAATTGTTAGCATTACCACCAATGAAAACGAATTGGTTAAAAGGTTCAGTGAGCCAGATAAACAGACCGCACTATATTTCCTTTCTGCCGCAAACTATATGCTATATGGTGTGCCTTTGGAAGTGGTTCGTGTAGTTGGTACTGGTGCCTTGAACTCGATTGATTCAGTTGCTGATGCAGCTAGTCAAACCCCTATTCTGGTTGAGAATGAATCAACATTTGATCTTCTTACTGATGCATCATTCACCACACAAGTTCCGGCCTTTATTGGTCGTTATGCTGGTGCGCTTTCTAACTCTATTAAAATTTCTGCTGCTGATTCAGCAGGATTTGCTGGTTGGGAATTTGAAGATCAATTTACCTATGCACCAACCAGCGACACATTCAACCTGATCGTAATTGATGAAGATGGTTTGATCACTGGTACTGTTGGTGCTGTAATTGAAAAATACGAACTACTTTCAAAAGTTTTAGGCGCAAAGAAAGTTGATGGTACTAGCGCATATGTGGTCGAAGCCCTTAAAAATCAGTCAAACTACATCTACTGCTATTCCGCAGATGCAATTGAATTTTCTACTGGTTTGTTTGAAGCATCCCTTACAGGTGGTGTAGATGACAACGTACAAACTAATGCCGACTTTGTAACCGCGTTTGATATGTTTGCTAATTCAGAGTCTGTTGACATTGTTCGACTGATGACTTCTGGTGCAGACTCAGCCGCTAAAATTCGCGCTGTTGATGTGTGTGAAGGTCGTGGTGATTCTGTAGCTTTTGTAGCTCCTGATCTTGCTGATGTTTATAATAATTTGACTGCTGTTGCTGATGTTAGAGAATTCTTTAACACCACAATCAACAAAAACACTTCTTATGGATTCGGTGTTGATAACTGGAAACTGGTTAATGACAAATACAATGACACCACCATATGGATTCCTTGTGATTCCGATGCCGCTGGTTTGCATTCTCGTTTGTTTGTTACCGCAGAACCTTGGTTCTCTCCCGCTGGTCTAAACCGTGGACAGTTGAAGAACGTCATCAAGCTTGCATGGTCGCCAAACAAAGCACAACGAGATGTTTTGTATAAAGATGGCATTAACTCTATCATATCATTTCCGGGCGAAGGCACTGTGTTGTTTGGTGATAAGACACTGCTTAAAGCACCTTCTGCCTTTAACCGCATCAACGTTCGTACCTTGTTTATTGTTATTAAACGGGCTATTAGTCGTGCGGCTAGATATCAGTTGTTTGAACTGAACGATCCTATCACACGTTCATTGTTCAGAAATGCGACTAATCAGTATCTTGATAACATCCAAGGTCGCCGTGGCATCTATGAAAAACGTGTAGTTTCTGATGAAACAAACAACACACCACAAGTAATAGACAGTAATGAATTTGTTGGTGATATCTACGTGAAACCCGCTAGATCAATCAACACAATTCGGCTCAACTTTGTTGCTGCTGGAACAGGTGCAGATTTCTCAGAACTTGAAGGCGCGTAAATCTTAAATTGTGTGGGGAATTTTCCCCACACAATTTTCATATAAATAAGTTATATAAGACAAACAATTTATAGGATTATAAAAAAATGGCTACAATTTCCCAATTTAAAGCAGCCCTAAGTGGAGGCGGTGCCAGAAGTAACCGCTTTGAGGTCTTGGTTGAATTTCCTGCATTTGCTGGTGGTTCAGAAGATACTCGAAAAACTCCTTTTTTGGTAAGCTCTACATCTTTGCCTGCTTCTACTCTAGGTACTATTGAACGCCCATTCCGTGGTCGTGCATTAAAACTGGCCGGTGACAGAACATTTGATGAATGGACAGCTTCTTTCGTAAACGACACTAACTTTGCTTTGCGTGATGCGTTTGAACGCTGGCACAATGCTATCAACGGCTATAACTCAAACACTGGTGTAACAAGCCCAGATGATTATATGACCACTGTGAGTGTGTATCAGCTTGATTCACAGGACAACCGTATTAAAGAATATATTTTGAAAATGGCATACCCTAGCAATATCGGGGCAATTGAACTTGGTCAAGACACCAATGATTCTATCGAAGAATTTGAAGTAAGCTTCCAGTTCTCCGACATGACATCAAACACCACAACTTAATCTTGAGACTGGTTCTAAATAGGATTGTGTTGAGACTTAAAAACAATCAACACAATCCAAATTTAATAAGGTGATATACTGATTATGGCCCAAAGACAAGAAATGTTTAGTTGGCTTGATAAGAAATCGTTAGGCGATCAAGACGAAAACAAAAAAACACTATCTAATCAGATTGCTACTGATGACAATGATGGTGCTGTCGTTCTTGAAGATTCTATTAATGAGTTTATTCTCAACTACGATTTTACGTATAACAGCCAAGCGGAGTTAATTAATACTTACAGAGAAGTTTCTAACTATAATGAAGTTGATTTTGCAATTGAAGATATTGTAAATGAGGCTGTTACATTTGGCGATAATGATAGTAATGCTGTTGAGCTTGATCTTTCTTCTATTGACGATGAAATTTTATCTGAAAAGGTAAAAGAATTTGTTTATGAGAGTTGGGAAAAAATTGATAATTTGTTGGACTTGAACACAACCATCCACAGACGATTTAAGTCTTTTTATATTGATGGTCGATTGTCTTATCAAAAAGTTATTGACAAGGCGGGGGTTTCTAATAACGGTCTTCTTAATATCATTCAACTTGATCCACGTTTTGTCACAAAGTTTCGTAACGTAGAATATGACAAAGCAAACCACACAATTCAAGCGGTTGATGAGTATTTCATTTATAATGAAAACATTGCAGAGGCTAACCCAACAGATCAAAAAACAAAACAAAACAAAAACTCTAATTTTAAAGAAGCTTTAAAGCTTAACAAAGAATCTATTACATACATTACATCTGGTATAACGGATAGCAATAGCGGATACGCTATTAGTTGGCTACACAAAGCGATAAAGCCTGCTAACCAACTACGTATGATGGAAAACGCACTTGTTGTGTATCGTATTACTCGCGCACCGGAGCGTAGAGTTTTTTATGTCGATACATCTGGCATGACAAAGACAAAAGCAGAACAATATCTAAAGAACCTGAAAGCTAATTACAGAAATCGTATGTCTTACGATCCAGATTCAGGAAGCTTTAAA